GAGGGTCATGTGCATCCACGATGAATTAATTTTTGATGTACCGTCTTATGAAGCACATCATGTTGAAAACATTAAAGTACAAATGGAGATTGAACCGAAAGTATATGTACCGATTGTAGCAGAGGTAGAGAGAACATCTACAACTTGGGCAGATAAGGGGAAATCGTGAGTGAATAAAGCACAACTCAAAGCTAAAGCGAAACGTAGAGAACTTCGAGAAGTCTCGGAGTTCCAAATGCAGGGTGCAAAGTATGCTTTGAAAGTCTATCGTGAAGCTGTACAAATTGTCATGGGATTAGGGCAAAAGCGACTTGAACGGATCGATGAAAAGTTTATTGAACTCCTTAACTATGACGAAACCATTCAAGGGAGGAAGCGTCATGAAAATATTAACACTCGATCCTTCAGGTAATTTCTCGAAAAAAGAAGGCGATGGAACCACTGGATGGGCAATCTTTGAAGATGGGGAGTTGAAGGACTTTGGCGCAATTTCTGCATCGGACTACAAAAAGATTGAAGAATATTGGGAAGCAATATCGGACATCATTGACCTTTCTATTAACGTGGTCGTTTGTGAATCTTATCGTCTATTTGCTGGGAAAGCTACTGCTCAAAGTAATTCCTTAATGGAAACACCACAGTTAATCGGTTATCTACGGATGCATTGTTATAAATGGGAAATCCCGATCATCTTTCAAGACCCGAAAGATAAACTACGGGTAACTGATCCGATTCTTGTGCGGCAAGGTGTATTTATTCTGAAAGGAAAAAAGCACTACTGCCAAAACAGACCGACAAACTTGCATATGCGTGATGCAATCCGTCATGGATTGTACTTCTTAAAGTATGGGAAGGTGAAGGATATATGCGGTGTCCAAACTGTAACGATCCCATCCGATTCGCTGTAAAGGTGGATATTGTAGATGCTGTAGATTATGTGTTTGACGGTTTAGTGGAAGATGGATATGTACCACATCGTGATGAAGTAGAAGTTCTGATCTACCATGTGCTTGATTATCTAATGGAAGTGGGGTTCCTACGCAATGAAAACGCAGGATACGGTGACGGTATTTGATGGATATGTAAAACTACACGATGTAATGGGTTCAGACCTAACTGTTGTGAACTCTGCTCGTGTAAGCTACAACAAGAAGAAAGAAGTATTAGATGAGAAGGATCGCAGGTTGATTCAGTTTCTAGCAACTAACGGACACACATCACCGTTCCGTCATGCAACTTTGCAGTTTGAAGTATATGCACCGCTAATGGTGGCACGTCAATGGTGGAAATATGTGGTAGGTGGAGATCATGTGATGGAAGGGTGGAACGAATCATCTCGCCGCTACATTACAGAAGAGTGTGAGTTCTATATTCCAAGCTATGAGCAATGGCGATCCGCACCCGATAACAAGAAACAAGGTTCAGGCGATCCTGTTACAAATGAATTAGGTTATGAACTAACAGGAGCATTACTTACACATATTAATGAATCTGTTGCACTTTATGAATGGGCGCAAAACATGGGCGTTTGTGCAGAGCAAGCTAGGTTATTCCTTCCAGCTTACGGGATGTATGTGCGTTGGTATTGGACTGCTTCACTTCAAAGCGTTGCACACTTACTAAAGCAACGTCTGAATCACGATGCACAGTGGGAATTTCAAGAGTATGCAAAAGCGATCTATAAACTAACGGAACCGCATTTTCCATTCAGTTTGGAGGTGTTGGTACATGGCGAATGATGTAATGGGGAATAAAGCACTTGTTAAAATCATGCAACTTCTATACACACAGACTGAAAAGGGGATTAAGAAATACGGTCATGCAGTGGATTCCGATAGCTTGTCTGATGTCGAGTGGATCGATCACACGATGGAAGAATTGGTCGATACTTTAGTTTATTTACAGTGTTTGAAAGAAAAGTTATTGAACAATTCTAAAAACTAGGTTATATTTAAGATGCGAACTGGCTCCGAACTTCGTCCCTTCGAGAGCAAAGACCCCTCAAAAGAAGGGGTCTTTTTATTTATTTATTCTTGTGGTTTTTTCGGATTGGTTAAAATCCCGATCAATACCGCAATGGCAAGAAGTCCATCGTTAATGATCTGTAGTTCTTCGGTTGAAAATTCAAAACCTAAAACTTTCTGTACCGTCATTAGAACTAAAGCGATGATGGGAATGAGGATCATTTTATTCATTGATTCCAGCCGCCTTTCGAAGGACGTTCGCCAAACGATGAATCTCCTCTTTCTCCTGTACCGTTTTTGAATCTGCATGTGCTTGTTGCAAGTACCGAATAATTTTTCGGGCATCTTCTTTATCCACCTTCAATCCCTCCATTTTCTGATACCACAGTGTGACATCATACACCACATCGTCCCACTTTTTACCATGATACTTCAGATATTCGATTGGGTCTTGGTGTGTCGTATCTTTCCATGTGTCAGAACAAAACTTGTGACTAACTAACGTAACACCGTCTTTGACCCCTAGCTTTTTATCAAACAAAATCTTAGCCATGAGCCATGTCCAACGTTTATAGGCTTCTTCAAACTTCGCTTTATCAGTAGATTGGCAAAGTTCACAGTGGACATAGCGTTGGTTCGCTGTTGTTCCTGCCGCCCATGCGATGTACTTCACATCGGACATCTGTGTAATGGAATCATGATCGTTGAAAAAGTGTGCAAATGCTCTACGATTTTTCCAATTTTTAATAAAGTATTTTAATTGGTTCTCATCACTGTCGTTCATGACAGCAGTGGCGTGGGCAACCACACCTTCATAGTTGCCCACTCCTTTCCGATACGGTAGCTTCGGTAAATCGCTAATTAACTGCACACGAATTTCATAGGTCATAGTTTTTCCTCAATTCTGCGAACACGATCATTCGTATCTTTCGCAATGGGATAAATGGTTTCCATGAACATCTCTTCTTTTGCAGTTTGTTTTTCAATGACGACCGATAACCGAGTAATTGCTTTTGTATTCTCACGATAGGAGTCGTGGAATAGCTTGAGCGCATAAGCCAATAGACCTAAAGCGACGACAGCAACTCCATACTCTGCAATATTTGTAAGTTCCACGATTCACCCTCCTACTGTTCCAATATTGGCTTAGGAGCAAATACTCCTTTAAGTGAACGTTCTAATTGTTCTGCGCTTGTTAAACGTTCTTTTTCAACAACGTTTTGATAATAATCTACTGCTTCTCCACCAATATATCCCCCGAATTGTCGAGCAAGATATTTTGCAATATCCGTTGTTGTATAATCTTCTTCACGACCACGTTGTACATCTTTTGAAATTGGTGCACTTGTAAATACATCCTTATTTAACGCTAATTCAGGAATTGCAGTTTGTAAAGGGCCGAAGGAGTTAAGAATATTTTTTAACGTACCTTGTGCACCGTTAACCATATATAGATCGTACATCGGTAACGAAATCACATAATCGTGTCCAAACAAATTAAATCCTTTTTCACGAATGTACTCAGGCTTTTCTTGTAGTTCATCGTCTTCAAATGTTGCTTCACGAATTTTTTCAGCCGCTACAAAATAACGAGGTTGTTGCAACAACTTTTCTACCTGAAGCGGGATATTGTTTTTCATCCACAACCAAAATGGCATCATTGTTGATCGGACAAAACGGTCTGCTCGTGTTACTTCATGGTAGTTAAATAAATATTCTCGAACAGCATCTACACCAGCTTGGTGTGAATTCGAATACTTACTCATATGCATGTAAAGTGCAAGCCTTGACCAATCATCTACCGCTTCACCGATATGCATAACGTTGCGTCCATACCATGTATTTTGCGCCCAATCTGCTAGACGTTGTAGTGTAGAACGATCCGTCATAGACTCAGGTAATCGGAACTCTGCATTAATCCCTTGTCCAATAACACCGTCACGATATAATTGAAGTGCCATTTTTTGCTCTTCAGGTGATAGTTGATTCTTGCTCATTTTTCGTAAGAAAGATAATGCATCGGAATAACTTTTTACTTTTACACCTGCAAGTCCGTTATTAAACGCATTTCCAATCAAGTTGTTTAGATAGTGTTTTGGAATAAGGACTGTTGTTCCCAATTTCCAAACACGCATAATATCGTCCATCGTCTGTACAAAAGTATTCATTTTTTGATCTGTAAAGATATCACTTACTTGTTCCATACCTGCAAGGATATCTCGATGCATTAACAATCTACCCTTTTGTGTTTTAGGACGATATCCAAGAATTTTTGCTTGATCCTCTGAAATTTCAACATAATTTTCAGGTCTTTGCCATGTATAGCGAATCATGCCATCAGCTTCTAATTGCTTATATAAATCTTTCATGGCACGTCCACGAACGGATTGATAGATTCGACTATTTAGCACACTTACTGTATCTCGATTAAACAGATTCGTTGTTGCTTCAATCTTTCGATCCATTTCTTCGATTTTTGTTGGATCAGTTTCTGCGTCACGTTTTTTAATCAATTCTTCAACCAAATCATCATACTCTGCTAACGTTGGAAGACCACGACGCTCTAAACTGAATCCCGTTTTCTTCTTTAGATTACTAGCAATTTCTTTTAAGTCAGGGTCAGTTAAGTAGCGATCTGCAAACTCTTGTGCTCGATCAGCGTCAAATTTCATCAAATGCGGGAAATAATCTTTACGCAGATTTTGAACAATACCCGCCGCTTGATCTTCTTTACCGATGTAAGCCATTAACTTTGTAGCAAGGTCTGCGACTTCTTGAATCTGCGTGTTATCTAAAATCGTTTGTTTTTCAGTATCTGTCATTGCTTTTGGAAAACGATTTTCAACAACATACTGTACAGATTTCATTTGTTCGGGGCTTAAGCCTTCTGCTTTTTTAACCAATTCTTTTAAGTCTCTGCGAATAAATCGTGATTCCCCCGACACTCGTGTTCCTGCATCTTGTAACAACGCTCCGTATGAATCAACTAAAGCATTTCCTGTACCTAAAGAACGTGTGCTGAACATTTTAATCAATTTATTTTCTCGAACTAAACGGGATAACGGGCCTACTGCAGTCGCTCCTCTTTGGAATGCACCTTCTTGACGTAAGCGGTAAAATGGAATGTCTTTACGATATATACGCTTTCCTTTTCCTTTTACTTTGTAGGTTCCAATATCCATCTTCCCTAAATTTTCAGGTTTAGATGTTGTGATTTCAGGCTTTTGTTTTTCTAGCTGTGCCGCTACTTTCTTCAATTCGCTTACAAATCGACGATCTAAACCATTAATGATTTCAGGTTTTGCAGTCGGTTGTAAATTCTCCCGAAGTTTTCGTAACTCATTCCGTTTTGCTGTTGGAAGTGAAACCGCTTTTGGCGGTTCAACTTTAGGAACTTTTTGATAAACAGGTCTTGTCGGTTTAATCACTTTTTCAATCTGTTGAATAACTAAAGGGATGTCTTTCTTTTTTGGTCTTTTCGGCAATTCAATATTGATATTACCTGAAGAGATTTCGATATTTGATTTTGAATATTCGATATCAGGCTTTTCAGGCGTTTTTACAATAGGCTTTGGAGGTACAGAAGTTCCGTAAACTTTAGAAGATTCTTCCAAACCATTTAACCAATCTTCCATTGTTTTACTTGCAAGATATTGCTTATTGCTTTGGAAAAATTGCTTCATCACTTTTGCTAAACGAGCAAAGAATTTTTCAACTACAGACACTGGCTTCTCGCTAGTTGTTGCCCATCTAGACACTTGATCAGCAAACCATTCGGACTTACTTTTCCAGTAATCGTACCTATTTATATCATCTGCTTTAAGTCCTTCTCGCATACGAGTTTCTTTGCCTGATTTATATGCGCGAAGGGATTCTGCTAATTCTTGCGCTGTTTTACCTTTCGTACTAGCTAACCATTTTTCATATTCGTCATCAATTGCTTTGCGCACTTCAGCAGGTGCTTCAGCATATCGTGTATCCATTAAAGCATGACCGATTTCATGAGAAATTGTTTCAAGAGTTCGAACTGTACTTTTTGAAGATGGTGTATAAACAATTACAAAATCGCCATTACTTAATTTTCTTTTTGTACCTAGATTTTTTGCATCTAAAGCTTGGGAAGGTATTGATGAAAAAACACCGTGATATCTTGAAAATTTAGCGTCATCAAATGTTGATAAATAAATTCTTTCCGTTATGCCAAGCATTTTTTGCCACTGCTTTACAATTTCTTGTACTTCTTTAGGAACATTGTCGGAATGTGCAAATATCTCACCTTTTTTGAAAGGCCCATTTGGGTTTTCTGCAAAGGCTTTTGCATCAGCTTCAAGCCATTTTTTCTTTGCGGAAACAAACTCCGCTTTTTGTTCGGGTGTTATAAAATCATTAGCAAAGTTCGGCGAATCAATGTCGTATGTTGTACGAACTCCGTTTGATTTAGAAACGGTGAATACTGAATCACCAAAAGCATTGTAACCTCTAATCAGCGCAAAATCTCCAATGTGATGTACAACATCCCCATTAGACCTTTCAGCAGATTTTTTAGCCCATTCAGGTGCTTCTACTTTTTTAACAGGAGGTTTGAACTTTAATTTAGGTTGTTCTAATCGAGCCATGCGTGACTTTGCATATTCTTTTGGAAAAGATGATTTAAATGCAGATTCAATTTGTTTACCATCTCGTGGGAACATGTAAACACGTTTACCTTCTTGATGGATAAAATACTTTGCATCATTTAAAGAACCTTGCTCAAAAATACGGTAGTATCGATTTGCATCTGCTATGCTATTGAAATCTACATACTGATTCTCATAATCTTTTTTGTACCCTTTTACAATAGGTGCGTACAAATCTTCTCCAAAATAATCACTTAAATCAAGACCGAATCGACTCATTCCATCATTTATAGCTTCTAACAAATTTGGACTAAATCCATCTGCACCTTTTTGTTTTGGATCAACTAAAGGTTTTTCAGGTGGCTTAAACTTCAAGCCTTCTCCACGTTTCGGTTGTGGTTTCGGTGGTGCTTCTACTGCTTTAACAGGTGGCTTAAACTTCAAGCCTTCTCCACGTTTCGGTTGTGGTTTTAAATCTTCTGCAATTTTTTCCACAACTTTTTCAGGCTTCTTAAATGTTAAACCTTCACCACGTTTAGGCTGTGGTTTTGGAGGAGCTGTTTGTACAACTGCTCTAACAGGCTTCTTAAATGTCAGTTTTTCACCACGTTTTAATTGCGGTTTGATAACGATTGGCGGTTTATATTGCATGTTTTTTGGAAGAACTGGTTTTAATTCATCAACTAATTTAACTGCTGTTCCATTTTCTTTTATTAATTGGCGGATTTGATCAGCATTTGAACTGATCATAGCTTCATCAAAAGAACTTTTTCTTACATTGTTTAACTGTGCAAGTATATCTGCTTCGGAAGCACCTTCATCTAACGCTTTTACAACCCCATCAATTAACTTCTGTCTACGATTAAGAAAAGCCGAAACTCCATTTTCTTCTAACTTAAATGTAGCTACACGAAAATCATTGCCTTTTTGAACACCTGATTCTACCATTTTCCCAACATCTTGAATTGCAATTTTTTGAATCAGATTTGCAATGTCAGGTGATTTAATTTTATTTAGTAGATTCTTCCACGAATTGACTGACTGACCTGAAACTAAAGAAAGTGTCTTCTTACCAGTGGGCATATTAGAAGAAAGCTGTGCTTTTTGTTCTTCAATCAAACGCTTAAGCTGACTTCTCACACTGTCGGCATTTGCTTTAGTCAATGATGTAATAAACGAACTGACTTTTTGCGAAACAAATTCATCAGATTTTCCACTTGATTTTAAGAAGTGTGCGTACTCATCAACTAATAAAGCATCTTTATCAGAAATGTTTTTTCCTTTTGCTTGCTCAAACGGTGTTTGCTTTGGTTGTGGTTTCGGCTCTTCTTTTTTAACTGTTGATTTTGGCGTAGGTTGCTTTTTTACAGGCTCTACTGTTGGTGTTGTTTCTTTCTGTGCTTGTTTTGCTTTTTCTTTTGCCGCTTTTTGTAATGCTTTAATCCGTGCGACTTCATCTTCCCATTCTTTTAACAGCTTTTCGTATTGTGCTGTTTGTGCTTTTTCAGCATCTGTTTTTGCAGTCGCTTTAGAATTTTTGAAATTTTGAAAAGCGATGTTATACTGTCTCGTTGCTTCATCAAACTCTGTTTTCAATCGTGCATTTTCTGAAGCGATGCGTTGTGCTTCTTGTGTTTCTCTTGCAAAACGAGTTTGTTCTGCTTCATTTGCAGATTGTCTTGCACGTTGAAGTGTTTCTTCTAATGATTTTGTTAAATTTTCGCGGCTGACGTTAGGGTCGTTATACAATCTTAAAATGTTATTAAACACTTCTTCATACGGTGCTGTTGTTCGTCCACTTAACTCATCGTAATAATACAACTCATCTAACATGTCGCCAATGTTTTTTGGAAGTGGTTCCGTTTGAGGAGGAACTACTCTTCTTTTTCTTGCTGTTTCTGCATATTGTCGCAATATGTCAGGCAGTTGATTGATGATATCTTGCGGTGTCATTCCTTCACGCAACATGCCCATTGCAATCTGCTGTGTTTCAGGCGAATATGTTTTTAAGAATTCGTCGAACAAAAATGGATTCGTAGATTCCACTTTACGAATGTCATCTACAATATTTTCAACATATTTTTTCTCAATATCGAACGTTGTACTAGGTGTTATATTTGCTCTTTCAAAACGACTTTGTAAGTCACGAATTTCTTCAACCGTTAACTTACGAGGATCGGATGTTCCATATGTTTCAGCTAAAAAGTTTGAAACTTTATTGTTAAAATCAGCGATTTGCTTTTCATCCAATCCTGCTGGTGGAGTAAACAATTGCTTAACAATACGGATACCTTCTTCTCCAACAGTGTCGTATGTTTTTTGAAATGCTTTCGGTTTATTAATTAAAGGCATTGTAAATTTTGTGAATGGAATATCTAAAGAAATTAGGGCGTTTTGCGCTTTTGCTTGTGCCGCCCTGCTTGCATCGCTAATCTTTTTCTGTGCTTTTTGCTTTGCTTGTTGTGCAAGTGTTTCTGCACGATCAATTACTTTCTGTGTTTTTTGAGCAGAAGCGGCTGACTTTCTTGCTAGTTCAGCCGCTTTTTCAGGATCGATTCCTCTACGAATAGCATCTCTTGTAATACGCTCAATATCTCTTGCTACTTTATTAGGATCAGTTACAGATTCTGTTCGTTGCAATACTTGTAAGTTTTGCGACTTACTTGTCAAATCTTGTAATTTTTTATTATAAACTGCGTCAGCAACTTTTGATACCGCATCTTTCTTACTTACTTTTACTCCTGCATCTTTTGCAACTTTCATTGCTGTTTTTTGTGCGGCTTTTGCTCCAGCTTTTGCAACAGAACCTGAACCTAGTGTAAATAGATTTGAAGCATCTGCTGTTAGGTCAAAGGTTAAACCTAAACCTGTGGCTGTTTTTGGATATTGTTTAGCGGCTTCTTCAGCAAGAAACTTCGAAGTTTGCGGATCAATTCCTCGAAGACCTGCTCCAAAAGCATACGCTCCTTTAACAACATCAATACCACTTTTTGCAACCCCTGACGATCCTGAATAAGCGATACCTGCAGGGATTGCTTTTAAGATGGTACCAAGAGGTCGATCTTCAAAATTTTCTTGAACATATTTCTTTGTTCCTTCATAAGCGTCATAGAAACTTGGAACAAAAGGAATATCACTCTTTTTACCTAATAAATTAAGCTCACGGTCTAAAAGATTTGCCGCAAAATTTGCCGCAGGTGCTCCACCAATTGCGTTTAGAAAATCAAGAGTATTTTTTAACATCGGTCGATCTTCAATAAACTGACCGACCTTTTCCAACGTCGATGCTTCAGGAGCCGCTTTTGGAACTTCAAAAGCAGACACCTTTTTTGGAGCACTAGGTTTACTTAATCTTATTTCTGAAACACGTTCCTGAAATTTTCCTGTGTTTCTTATTCTTTCAGGATTATTTTTGGGAGTTGTTGCCACAACGATTCCCCCTTATTTAATTTCAAGTAATGGTCTATAATCCAAACCTGCTAAATCTCCTAATGCAGTTGCCGCCGCATCTCGTTTACGAACTGCGCTTTGCATTTGAGCACTTGTTGAGCTTTTTCCTTGTGCGATCAATGCATTGATTTCAGTATTTGCTGAATTAAAGACTGATTTCGCAAAGTCGATTTGATTGTTCAATGCTTCTTTATCTTGCTGACTAGCGATTTTTCCTGCCGCAATCTCAAAATCTTGGTCTAATTTTGCGTAGAATTTGTCATTACTTGCTTTTAGTTTCTCTCTTGCTAATGTTTGATTTCCATCGTTAATTAACTTTTTAAGAGCTAAAGCACTTGCATCTGATTTCTTCTTATTCTCTTCTTTTGTATATGCTAGATTCATTTCTTCTGCAAACTTACGAACACCTACTGTTGGAATTGGATTTCCATTTCTATCTTTCAACATTACACCATTTTGATGAATAAATCCTGTTGTATCTGAACGTTGTTTATCAATATCCGAATAAACGCCTTTTGTTTGTGCAAACAATAATTCTGAAGAACGTTTTGTTTTTAAGATTTCTGCATTTGTTAAGTTAATTTTAGAAAGCATGTCTTGACCTAACAGGGATAAGGTTGGATCAGTTGTATTCTGTAATGCTCTTGCCAATCCTTCGACATCGCCTACAATAGAGAACGCTTCGAAAGGAGCTGTATTATATCCTTGTGATTTTAATCGATCTAGTGCTGACCTTGCATTTGTTAACAACACTTTATTTTCTTCCAACTGAAGTTTGCGAAGTTCAATATCCATTTTATCTAAAGCGGTTGCTTCTTTAATCAAGTCATTTGTCGCTTTTTGGATATCTGTTTCTCGACCTTCAGCGAGTTTTTGTTTCTTTTCGTTAAAGGCATCTAAGCGAGTTTGGAAATCAGATGCCAGTTTTGCCATTGTGTCTTGTTGTTTCGAATACAAGTTACGCAAGTTTTGATCCATGCTCATCTGTAAACGAACTTGTGCATCTTGTGCAAGACCACTAGTGGTTAAACCACGATTTGCCATTTGTTGTCTTGATGCAAGTTGCTGTCTAAATGCAGTATCTTGAATGCCACGCTGTGCTTCCTTAAATGCGTTCAACTGTTCTGCTTTCGAAAAGTCACGATTGTTAATAGCTAAAGCAATTTGTTTATCAATCTCTGCATTTTGTTCTGCAATCTTTTTATCTGTCATTTCTGTTGCTCTTGAAAGTGCCGCATTTTCAAATGCTTTTTGCATTTCTTCAGCAGTCGGTGCAGTAGACTCTTGATCCGTCTTCATTCCAATTTCTTTCAACGGTGCGGGTGCTGGTTCTTCTTTCTTAATTTCTTTTGCTAAATCTTCAGCTTTTGTTAGATCAGCAGGTTTTACTTCACCAATAAATTGCTGTGCGACATCTGCTTGACTTGCCCCTGCATCAACTTTAATATCATCTTTTTTCAGTTGCTCAGCGATTTGATCTGCTTTATCTGCGGTTTGTTCTTGTTTCATCAATGGTTCAGGAAGACCTGATCTAAAAGCCGCATCAATTTCTTCTTGAGAAGGTAAAGCCCAACCATTTGCTTTTGCATCTGCTTCTAGTTGCTCTAATCGAGTAATGTCCTGATTTTTAAGCGCCGCAAGATAATTTTGTTGCTTTAATTTTTGTAGCATTACTCCTGCATTATCCGTTGATGCTGTTGTTCCTGTTGCTGTCGGTGTAGAAGCTAAAGCCGCTTGTATCTCTGCTTGTCTTTCTGCATTAATTTGACGGATCACATCTTGTGAAGGAATTGACCATCCCTTTGCTTTCGAATCCGCTTCTAGTTGCTCTAATAAGTCGTAATTCTGATCTCTCAACGCTTGAATGTATCGGTTATACTGGCTCGTTGCATAACCTGAATCTACTTTTTCTGTTTTTGTGGCACCTGTGGAATCTTGTTGTGTTGATGTTTTCGATGCTGTTGTGCCTGTAAACATATCACTTTTTGGTTGATCATCTGCTGTGTACTGCCATGCAGGTGCTGTTCCTTGTGTTGAAGCTGTTACTACAGAAAATGGAGTAGGTGGAACTACAGGAAATCCTGCGGATATTCCTTGTGTCGACGCTTGTTGGCTCATTGCAGGTTGTTGCTTACTCTGTTCAGCTTTTGTAAAAGCATCAAAAAGACTAACTGCAGTAGATAAATTTGGAGCCGCTTTTGAAACTGTATCTTTTAAGGACACATTTTCAAACAATGTGGTGGAAGGTTCTTTCTTCACTGGTGTTTGTTGATTTATTGCTTTTGAAAAAGAATCTTCTAATATGTTAGAAAGTTTTTTTGATGCAACAACTACAGGCGACTGTGATCCTTTTTCAACTTGATTAACCACAGCTTTTTTCTCTCTGTCGTTTTTCGCTTTTTGATCGGCTTTTGCTACATCGTATTTATTAATGTTTGATTGCGCTTCAGCCGCCGCATTACTAATAGCGTATTTTGGTGCATTAGATAAAGCAGTTTTTTCAGGAGTAGTCGCTTTCTTTGTCGCCGCAATTGCTTGCTTTGTGCCTTTTGCGTATTCAGGCATTGCCATAATATCACCCTTCCATTAAATAAGGGCAGATTGCTCTGCCCCGTTTTATTATGTTTGAATGGTTCCGAAACCTTTCCACGTTCCTGACACTCCTGATGATGTACATACCCAACCGATATAACCTGAAGGAGTTGGATTACTGTTCAATACTTTATCGCCTAAAACCCATGTTCCTGTTGTCGGTGCGGCTGTTCCTGTAAACACTCGACCACCTGTAATTTCTTCATAATATAATGTATATGCCGCCGCATTTGGTAAAACCGTTGTTCCTCTAAAATTATTTCCTTCAAGAGCTACGAGTGATCCGCTTATTGGAACGTTTAACGATCTGTAGTTAATAGTTGTTACTGTTTTTCCAGCATATGTTCCACCTGTTGTTAATGATCCTCTTGCAATAACATTACCTGAAATTGAAGCTCGTGACCCTGATTGAATAACTGAAAATGAAATTGCATCACCTGTTGCCGCCGAACTATGGAAGAAATCGACAAATGTGTTTCCTACAATTGTACCTTGAAATGTTCCTGTACTGATCGTTCCTACACGAATACCAAATGCAAAACAACGATTAAATACATTGTCGCATATTGTATATATTCCTCGTACTGCTACATACACACCACTACTGCAAGCTGTAAATGTATTTCCAATTACAGAGTTATTGAAATCTCCCGATACATACGGTATTAACCACACACCGTATGGGAGTTCTTCTGTTGCAGTTACAGTAGACATATCGATATTATTGTAAGAAACCGTTATATTTGCACATCCTGATTGGACGACAATCGTAGCTGGATTAGATGTACCTAAAGCAATGAGTGATCCTTTAATGATATTGTTTTGTATCGTGCAATTTATGGACGATACACAATATATAGCATTTTCTCGGAAATTTAATATCGTATTATTAACACAAGAAATTCGTTCACAACTATCTAGATTGATTACAATATTTCCTAAAACAGTGTTATTATTTTGAATCATAACGTCTGTTGAATTGTAAAGTTGAATTAAATTTGTAGTGTATAAAGTGCTATTCGCTCCAGCAAAACGACAATATTCGACGATACTTTTTGAAATTGTATCTAAATAAAGACCTGTGCTGTTCCAATTTGTTAACCAAATATAGCATTTTGAAATGGTTAAGTATTCTACAGCAGATGCACTTGGTGCATAAATTAATCCTCGACCTGCGGCTGTATCAGCGTATGGAAATAACGTCAATCCTTCAATGGTTATATTATTTGCTTGTACATTAAAAATCGCATTGTTTGTCGTTGCATATTGTCTAATCGAAGTTGTTTCATATCCTGTATCTGATGTAATGATAACGGAACCGTTAACAACAATTTCTGCTGTAATTTTGTAAGTTCCTGAAGGGAAAACAACAACCCCATTCACCGCACAAGCGTCTGTTACTGCATTTTGAATAGCGGTTGTATCATTTGTAATTCCATCGCCTACTGCATTGTATGGTGGTGACTTCACGTTAAAGATACTTGCAGAACCTGCCAATGTTACAACTTGAGCTTGTAGACTATTGATCCAATCCGCATGATCATTAATGCACGATTGAATCACACGCATTTTTGGATTCAATGCCCCCGAATAAGGAGCAGGTGATGTACCTTCTGCGCTAATGACTTCGCCATCTACAAACGCATCTAGTGTACCACTATTAATTGTTTGTGGAACAAATGCCATACAATTCCCTCCTTACGGTTTCTTGGATCGGAACTCTAAACCGAATCCATAGATTTCACATTCACTACCATCTGTATGCTTAAATTCAAGTCGAACTCTACGACACTTCGCTCGAATGGATGTTTTTAATACTGCTAATGTATTCTCACCTAAAGGATGTAATCCTGTTACAAAGTTCGTATAAAGGATTGTTCCTGCATAAAAATTGAAGTTCGGTGTACTAGTTGTTACCCATGTTGTTGCACCTGTTAATGGATCGACACTAATATATCCGCTATCAGGTGTTAAGATTACATCACTGTCTGCTTGCACCGTTACGGATAATGCAACATCATCATCTTGTAAACGAGCGATAATGAACAACTGGCGTAGCTTCTTGAAATTAAAGGCTTGAGATAAGTCAAAATATTTCGTCCTTAATTTCATTGTATATGCAACACCATTATCTGTATATACTGATTTATCTAAAGCAGTGAAGTCGGTAGACACCACTACAGAAGTCGATGTATTGTATTTAATCATCGGTTCAATCAATGTTTGTACACCATTAAATGAAGCAATCACAGGTGAACTAAAGCGCATCACTTGATTGGTTGAAACCAAATGACTCATCGTATCTGTTACCCAAGCTCTACGGTCATAGTAATGACGATAGATTTTTCCATTCAATCCATAGATAATGTACTGACTTTCGAAAACAGTACTTTGTACTTGTGCAGATGCCGAACCGCTAGACGTTACTGCATCCGTAGCAATAAACTCATCTGCAAATTGATCTTGAATCAATACATCTAAACCTGCGACATTGAAATTATCTTGTGTATAAACATTCGGACGAATGGCATAGATACCTTGTTTTGATACAAAGAATACATCATTCTCAACCACTTGTACGGAATTACCCCAAATGGCTCCGACTTGGTTATTTACTAATGAACGTACATAATCGTCAGGTGATTTTCCTGCTAAACTTTGAACGGTATCAGGAGTAAAAATAAGTAAAATGTTACGATAACGCACCACTTTCCGCACACGCTGTTGCGTATCGGCAGAAAAGGAAATGACATTTGGTGTTGGGAAATAACGTGGTTCGCCAACTTGTGAAATGAAAATCTGATCTTGTTGATTCGTTAGACCATCTGTTGTCGTTGGTCTTGGATCGTATAAAACTAAACGATCCCAATGTAACAAAATTCGTCTACAACGTTGAATATTGGAATACGGTAAAGCAGGTTCAGCAGGAGTTGCCGATACAACTAAACCAAAAATAATATACTCATCGTTAATTGAGTGATGGTTTGTTAGTCGCATTTTAACTCGAATATCATAACTATTCGGTGTATCGAACGTCATAGCATATGTTTTATTTGCATTTGCCACACCATAAGAAACAACCGTTGTCCACGTTGTATCACCTGACTTACGATAGTACCACTCATAATCTGTATCCGTATCAGTAGGTGAATTGTTATTCGTTTTGCGATACGCTGTAAAATTAATCGATTGATTAATAGCAGGTGTTGGTTTGTCGCAATAAATACCTAATGCTTCAATTGAGATTGTCGTTGCAGTTGTAAGGTCAACTAAATACGCCGCTGGATTTGTATTTAGTGCATTAAGTCCAATGTACAACGCTTCTTGCGATGTCGGCTTAAATTGATCCACTACCGTTTCTGCAGTTGCAGTTGTCGTTGCACCTGTTTGATATACCTGACAACGTACCAATTTAGAACCTGTTGCCACATACAACCATTCACCATATTGCACCGCTTCACAGTAATCCGTTGTTTGAAATGTGAATGGACTTCCTGCATCTGTGATTGAAATCTGTGTCCAGTTCCCATAATTTGTAGCAGTAGGACGAGAGTACCATAACTTTCCCTCAACTGCGGCAATTAAGATAGTTTCTGTATTATTCACAAACTTAAACAATCCTTGAATCGGAGAAGTTGCCGCCCATCCTGTATGTGTACCTGTAAGAAGTGTACGACCTGAACGCTTTTTAATGGAGTTGGTTAATGCCAAGTCTACATTTTCAGAAATAGTAACTTGGTTGTCTTTCATCAACTCATTAGATTGCTGTGTGTTTAATCCACCGCCAAAGTCACGATACGATTCAAACAACTTCAGTGAACTGTTAACGTTAATATTATCACGCACAGATTACCACCCCTGTCCTGCCCAAAAGCTATACGGAGGTTCCACTAAATCTTGATGCTCTTCCCATACTGCTGTGATTTTATCACCTAAAGAACAAGCATTGGTTACAATAAATCCATACGGATCATTTGTCGTTGTCAGCGTTGTAATGATTGCCGCTTCATCTGTAATGGTGGAAATTACACGTTCCCATGCCATCAATTTGATTCCGTTTTTATAAACGCTTAAATCACCTTGCTGTGGATCGTAACCATCTTTTGTAATGACAAAAGCCTTTTGCCCTGCTTGAGCAACGAACTGTTGAACTAAACGATCATCACGTTGCCACATTGGGATTTGGTAGTTGATTACAAAACGCTTCTTCATTTCTTCAAACTGCGCACGATAATTATTCGATTCCGTTAATACAGAGTCCAATTCCTTAAAACGCATACACGCATAGATAACTGGAATTTCATGCCACTTTGCATCAAAGTCAAATGTTCCATTTGGATCAACAACTAATAACTGTGTGAATGATGCACCGATTTCCATTGCCAAAATGTTTTGACCAGCGTTTAAGAAATCTACTGCATCAGCTAAAGAGATCGTATCGTCAATACGCCGATTAATTGCCGCAACCATTTCTGTCAAATTCATCTGTAACACTCCTTTCTAAAAAAGACTGTGCAGTTTCCCACACAGTCTTATCATCATTCATTATACGGAGTCCAACCTGTAGCGTCCATCGCTTCTTTTGTTGTATCAAAAATTTGGAATATTGGATTGGACTCCACTGCAAGAAGTTGATCTTCTGTCATATTCCACCCGCACCAGTATCCTGCTAATTCATCTTCGCTATCAAATAATTCGACCGTAAATGAATCGCCTACTGCCCCAATTGAATTGCAAAACGCATTTGCATCATCTAAATCTGCTTTATGAATTACTAAAACTTTATGCAAGTGTAATCCCCCACTTTCTTCCTAAATGTTGGTGGATTTTATTTAATTCAGTTGACGTAAGCGCTCGGTTATACACAATCACTTCACAAACGTCACCTGTTAAAAACTCGGTTGGTGTAACACTTGATGCACCGATATAACTCGCAAGCGATGCAGTATTGCTTGTATTTCCTGCGGTTTGGAATGAACTGCTTGTTCCTTGTACCGCACCATTAATGTATTGATTTAGAGTTGTACCTGCAAAATCAAATACACCCGTTTGAATGGCAAAAGCACCACTTGATGACGTTGAATTGACGGATTGTGTACCTTCTGAATCTAATCTACGCCCACCTGTACTGTAGATATTTGAACCAGTTGATACTAATGTTGCCCTAGCACCACTTGTTCCTGTACCACGCATAAAATGTACTGCTGTTTTTTGTGTTGCGGAAGAATTGTATTTAATTACTGCAATAAGCGTTAAGCCTGCAACGTTCTGTGTAATTGCAGATGCGGTTGTAGATAAATAATCATCAACACCATCGAACCGCACAACACCTAAACCGTTTTGAATATTTGTTTTGTACGTTGGTTGATTTGTTGTTGTTGCTTGCGTGTAATTGTAACCATTGCCCGACAAGTCTGCCCACGATGTTATTGCTGTGCCATCGGCTTGATTGACGGTTGAAGCATCTAACCACACCTGTAAACCGTTAAATTGTCGTGGATCAATAATACTATATTTTGCTTGCAAGAAGTTGTGAACCTGTGCAATTTCTCCACTACTTAATGCTCGGTTATAACTTATAATTTCTGCAATATCTAAAGCAGAGTATGCTGTGGATAAAGATCGTCCAAGATAAAATACACGAGAATCAGTGTTTGAAGTGCTTCCTGATGTTAAACCAGTAAAACCTGACTCCACTTTTGACTGTACACCGTCAATGTAAGATGTAATGGTTCCTGTGCTGTTTGTAAACAATCCTGTTACAATATGTGTACCTACAGCGTAATACGGGGCCGCATTTGTTGAAACTGCTGTTGTGTCATTATCTCCTGTGCGACCTTGCACAGCTAAAAATCCAGTTGTTGTAATTAACTGTCCTAGACGTAGATTTGTTGTAGATGTTCCAGTAGACACGTTAAACAAATTCTGAGACGTTGCAGGGAATACATCTTCTTTGTAGACGACAAAAGTTGTTGATCCGCTAACATTTCGAAATATTTCATGCTTTGTTACTGTAGTAAATGTACCTACACTATGTGAATAAATTTGTAAAAATTGACCCGTACTCGTCGCCATAGCGACATAAGCATCACTTGCTCCGAACGTTATTGCATTTACGGATGGAATCGTTAGTTGATCAGGAGTTGAAAGTTTTGTTAGTGTTGAGCCTGTTCCTGTTCCTGTTTTTTCATAAGCAATTGTTGCTATGGTTCCTGAAGTTCCTACTATTAAATATTTTGAATCACTTGACCACGCTACGCCAATTCCTGTCGATGCTGGAAGACTTGTTGGGTTTGCTAGTTTAGTATATGTTGTACCGCTACGATAATACACAGATACAAATGGACTCGAAGCGTGAGTAACTGCTAGAAATTGCCCGTCAGGACTAAATACACAACGTTCTGCCGCACCTGTTGGAACGATATTAGGTTGTGATGCCCCTAACGAAGTTAACTGATAGGTGGTTTTATTATAGGTGTATAACTCAATGCGTGGTGATGCGTTGGAATACACCACTGCAAAATGTCCATCATCAGGTGTGATTGAAATACCTGTGACGGTATTACTTTGGATTTGACCGTTACTTTGATTTGTCAGAACATCGGTTGAAGGATTAAGTGTATATGTTAACAAGCGATTTCCTGTACCTGAATTACTTGCAACAAAGAGTTGCAATGAATCACTAGTCCAACAAACATCTGCACCTGCACCAACTGGAAGCGTTGTTGGATTTGCTATTTTAGTTAACGTTTTATTTACCGAATCAAATTTATAGACGCTGAAGTATGGTGATGTACTATGTGCTACAGCTAAATAATTACCGTTCGGACTCCAACGAACTTGTCTTGCAGTACCTGTAGGCTGTGTGCTAACTGCTGACGATAAATATTGAAACGTTTCACCGTTTCGTTGATACAACCACAAAAACGGTGAACTAGTAGATGCAGTTACTGCTAAAAAATTACCGTTCGGATGAAAAGACACACCATTCATGGCTACGTTCGGTCTGCGGTCAAACGGATACACCAACTCTAAATAATCATCTGTACCATCAAAACGAATTACAGGTTTTGAGTTGATTTCATTCGTTTGAAAAGTTGGCTGATTTGTTGTAGCGTTAACGGAAAAATTTGCATTGTTTCCCGATTTATCATTCCATACAACGACTGAACTACCGTCAGATTGATTAATCATTCCTGCATCTAACCATAATTTTAGACCTGCCAACTCCGAAGGATTAAATTCAGATTGACCAAAGAGTAAAGGGATCAATGCACCTTGCATGGGATCACCCCTTCACAGCGATATTTAATGTACGGTCTGCACCAACAGCAGATGCAGATTTCAGTCGAATATATGGAGCCGATGCAACTGCTTGTAAGAAAGAACCTGTAATTCCAATGTAGCGAGAAGTACCTACAGTTACAGTGACGATGTTTCCTGTAGAATCGTACGCATCGTAAAATGTTCCACCTGACGATGTTGCAACTTGAATGGTAATGTTTCCACCGTCCCAAGTTGATGGAACTTCAATACCACCGATTAAATAACCATTCATAAAAATAGAATCTGAAGTCGTTCCACCGTTTGCAACTGTAGCGGAATATACGGTGTTTGCAGAACTAATTTGTCCCCAATTTCCATTTTCGTCAGGTCTTAGAAACGCCGCGTTTGACATCTTGGACACCTTCCTTATCTAACAACTGCTCTAGCAGTTTGTTTGTTTTCTTTTGTTCCTCTAACAACTTTGTGAAATAGTAATCAAAGAAAACTTCATTTGTTGTAATCAATTCAGGTTTCTTCATGTGTACACCTTCTATCTAAAGAAGCCCCTCACCAATGAGGGAGGGGCTTTTCTGTATTTCAAAATTAAGCGGCGTTTGTTCCTTTGGAACCAACGATACCACGATAGTCAGACCAACCACAGCTAAAGCGCATGTATGCACGATACTTCGCTTGCATAGTGTCGAAGTCTTCCATGTTTTTGAACTCCAATTTTTTACGCCAGAAGAAGTTCAATTGAGCAATTGTTGGATCAAGTAAAAACCAAGCTGTTGAAGATGTAAGGTAGTCCATTACCACAATTTTCAATGGAGGTAATGTATTTTTTGCAGTTGTTGCATCAGTAGTACCACCTGATACAAGACCTGTTCCAAGTACAGAAAGGTTAGTACCACCAACTAATGTACGAGCAGTGTACTCCAAAGCAGGAGGTACAACCAATACAGTTGGTTGGCATTGGATCAAAATACCACGATCATCCACTTGCGCACGAGCTTGAACCAAAGCCGCTTTCAAGTTTTGATCTGTTAATGCACCGTTGATTGCACCTGCACCGTACGCAGTTTGAAGCAAGTTCGACATCGAACCGCCATCCAAACGAACGTGGTCAGTAGCGATCAATGCTTTACCATCGAAACCAGTGTATGATCCACTGAACGCATTGTTCAATACAGAAGCCGCTTGTGTTTCAACAGTTGCACGAGCCGCACGAGCAAGGGATTGGCTCATTTTGTTGATTGTGTTGTATTGCTCATCATCGATCAATTTGCGCTCTACGATATAACCACTAGCAAACTCTTGGTGGATGTATTGAAGTGGTTTTGTACCTGTAGGCTCTTGATATACAACAGAACCCATCGAATCTTTCACATCAAACAATCCGAAACCACCCATACGGAAATCTGTTTCGATTGCTTTGTCAGATGCTTGAACCTTGAACACTTGTGAAAATTGTTCAGGTTTCTCTTGGTATGTTTCAAAGAAAATCTTGCGCAAACCCGGTTCGAGCAAGCGTCCATAGTTACCTTGTTGAACTGCCATTGTTATGTCCCTCCTTTATTAACCGAACAAGCGGTTAGTCGATTGAATGGTTACAAATGCAACACCGTTAGCCGCACCTGCTACAGCAGTACGGTCAAAATCTACAACCAAGAAACGGTTGTTAGCCGCAGTAGCCGCAGGATCAAGTTGTTGATCACCTGAAACCGTTGTAATTCCGTAAGTTGTTCCCACTACAATTGCAGAAGCACTTGAAATTGGAACACGATATACTGCATCAGGGTCTGCGATTACTTTACCTAACAAAGATGGATTGTAGATGGAAGATGTAACTGCTCCATTCACGCCACTTGTTTGAAGACCAATAAAGTTAGTACCTAACGAAACACCAAGTTTCGAAGATGCTCCATCACCAACAACGTGTTTTGCAACAACTTTACCGTTAGCATCGAACTTCACCATATCACCAATGACAGGTGTATAAGTCGCCGCCGCAGTAAGATCGAAGTCAGGTGCTTCAGGAGTTCCACTTCCTGTACTCAAGCTGTACGCATAAGTAAATGCCATGTCTAATTCCCCTCTTTCCATTTAGCATAATCTTTATCTGTCAGTCCGAGTCTTTTCGCAACGTATTTTTCTTCGTCCGTCAACGATACAGCACTAACAACAGACTTCCCGCCTTTAACTGGAAGGGGGCTTTTCTTTCTCCCGCTAACTTCGGCAAGTGCTTCGTTTTTTGCTGTATTTTTCAATCCTCCAAGAATTTTCGCACCATGCAATGCAAAAACAGCGTTCTCAAGAGGTAAATCTGTGCGCTTTAAGTCATTTAGCATATAATATGATGCCGAATCTAAATCTTCATCGGACAGCATATTGAATTGTTGTTTCAATTGAGCTTTCTCATTTTCAATACGAGATTGCCATTGTTGAAACATCAATGTGTGTAATTGTTCTTGGAGTTGAGATTGTTGCTTCCGAAGTTCTTCACGTTCCTTCAAATACTCCACTGGAACATTCTGTGCTTGTGCTTCTTTTTGAAGTTTCGCTTCGTAGAGTTGTTCATACAACTCTTCTTCAGGAACGCCATACATTTCAGAAATCAACTTTGTTGTTTGATATTCTTTCGATTGGCGTAAGCGTTCTTGAACTGCACGTTCAAGTTGTTCTTGTCTACGCTTCTCTGCAAAACGAGCGTTTTCTTCACGAGATTGTCTTCGAGGTTCAGGCTCCTGTACAGGTTCCTCTTCTTCCTCTTCTTCATACTCGTATTCATCTTGTGGTTCTTCATCGATTTCTTCTTCTACTTCCACTTCCACTTCGGCTTCAGTTTCAGACTCGATTTCACCATACTCATTCATATTGGCATCTGCGCCAATTTCTTCTAACCAACTATCGATGCTGTCAGTCATACTGCATCTCCCTTCCCTTTTTGCGCTTGGGTAGCGAAAGTTTTCATAAAATGGTCTTTTGCGGAAACCACCCGACAATATAAGAATACAAGTCTACAAATTTTCTGTCAATAAAAAAGACAACATACACATAACATGTGTATGTTGTCGATCTATTTCACAAAGGAGATAACTAAAGGATAGCACAGCTTAACATTTACGTCCACCCTTACCGCCTTTTTTCTTCATTACTTTTTACCGCCTTTTTTCATCGGTTTACCGATTTTAATACCCATCATAATACCGATGTCTTTTTTCATATCGCCTTTTGATCCTTCTTTCATGCCCTTTTTCTCTACATCTTTCTTGCCCATCATTTTCTCCATTTTACCATATGCTTTGCCCATACCTTTCATATCACACCCACAACCTTTCGTTTTGTTTTTCATTTCTTTTTACTCTTCCCTGCTTTAGACAATGCTATAGCAATCGCTTGTTTTTGCGGTTTGCCCGACTTCATTTCCGTCCGAATGTTTTCTGAAATCACTTTTTGCGAACTTCCCTTTTTTAATGGCATAAAATCACTTCTTTCGGTAGTTTGCTGTTTTATCTGCGATCTTTTTTGGCTGTGCAACGAATTGTTTTCCTTGCGCATTTCCTTTTGCTTTTGCTTTATTCGTTGCCGCTTTTTCACTGGCTGAAAGTGCGTTCCACGCTTTGTCAGGTAGGTAGCGTTTCTTTCCTTCGCTCAGTGATCCATCCGAAGTTCTCCATTTTTGATCCGTCCATTTGGCTAAATCATTATCTGAAGATTTCGCTCCGACGTAACCGCCACCTGCATCTTTGTATTTTTTGACCGCCAGTTGCGCTTTTCGTGCCGACCATTCTCCTGCATCGCCGCCTTTACTTCCAGCTTTGACGCTTGCGACTGTCTTACTCCACAACGATGGATTAGATTTTTTCGCTGTTCCCATTAGCAGTTCCATGCCCGAAGCGATTTATTAATTCGACTGTTCGGGTCTTTCGCTGTTTTACTAGAAGTGTTCTTTGATTTCATACCTTCCATTCGAGCGCAGAATGATTTTCTGCGCCCTGCATCTTCTTTTGTTTTCGGATTCGGTGCAGGTGGCTTTAGGTTTCCACCTGTTGCTTTGTTATAGCTTGCTCGACCTTTTGCGTTTAAGCCGCCTTTCGGGTCTTGCCCTTCTTTCCGTTGCCAAGCAGGTGATTTTGCCATATCCTCACTTCTTCCTATTTTGATTTCCTTTACCAATGTTTTTCTTTTGACTCATGGTTTGAAGATTACTCATTCGATCATCATGCTTGTTGTTATTTTTATGGTCAACATGTGTCGTTTTTGGAAGATTCTTTCCTGTCGCTTTTTCATAATCATGCCGAGCTTTATCTGTAGACGTTCGTTTACCGTTTCCTTTATCAATCACATAAATGGGACGACCACCGTTTTTATCTGAACCTTTGTATGGCCCGTACACTTTTCCTTTAGGCATATACGTCCCTCCTACATTCCTTGTGCCATGTTTGCCATTGCTACAGCATCAGTTGCACCTTGTGGAAGTTGCGGTTCTGCTGGTGCGTTCGGTGCTTGCCCACCTTCTGTCTGTTGTTGTTGTAGTTGTTGTGCAAATTTCATCGCTTCAACCTGTGCATCTTGCATCGACACACCTTGTTGCAACATTTCACTAATCATTACACCTAATTGTAGAGCCTGTTTCGCCATATTGTCTACCGTATTTTGTTCCATTTTCTTACGGTCTTGTTCCATACGCTTCATAATCTCTTCTTGCATATCGAAGTCTTGGAACTTCAACCACTCTTCAGGCGTAATAAGCGGTGGATTGTAGTTAAATTGCCCTTGCATCTGCATGAGTTTATCCGCTTGTTGACGTTTCGACTCTTGTGTAATCGGCGCACGAGCATATACGTTAGATTTTACACGAATTTCCAAGTTATCCATTGTAATTGGGTCTAGTGGTTCATATAAATCGTAACGTGGCTCACCGTTTGGTTGAATCGACATGATTGGACGTACTCGATCCCATCCATGCATTACGTTTAACAAGATTAAATAACTAACCTGTTCCACAAATGCGTCAATTTGCACCATTTTATCTTTATCTCGAACAGATGCACGTTCAATTAAGCTGTTTACACCTGTCGAAGTCGTAAGAGAACCTACAGAATTTCCTGTGTAGGCTTCTGTTACCCCTACAATTTCACGCATATCGTTCTTCAATCGATCTTCTACTTCAAAAAGACTTCTTGAAATGTCGGGTGGTTGTATATAATTAACTGCTTGATTCGCAGGAACGTTACTTGACCATGTTTTACCTGCCAAGTTACCTGTTTTTGCCATCTCTTGTGCATTAATTCCCGACTCTTTCCAAATAATCTTTTGTGGATTTTGATGCAATGTCGCAATAATCGCCGCAGTTTGTGCAATGCGGTTCATAATCTTACTGTTTTCGATCACATCTTGGCATGTTGAGCGTCCCCAAAAGTCATTTTCTTCCTCTTCATCGTACATAATCGCAAATGGATACTCTGAAGGCTTCACATCTTCAATCCGTAACAGGAAGAAATCGGAATTTCGTAGGTAATAACTAACATCGACCTGCCATTTTCCATCTTTATTCTTGTATCGCTCCCAATGTGTATGCACCGTAACCAGTTCATCGCCTTTTACATTGGTTAATGATGTGTTTAACTTCGTATTTTCACGACGATAGAAGTCACCTGAAGCATCTGAATCAAAATCCAAGTCGGCAGATGTAATATCATTCAACTTTTTACCTGCATATTTTTGGTAAGCAGGGGTATTTTTCACTTCTTGTAGTGGTACAACTTCCGTAATCTCCACATATTTACATTCATCTAAAGAATATGCGTTTGGATCAGGGAAGAAATTACCGTTTGGAATCCGTTTTACACAGATTTTGCCAACATACAGGTGGTTGTCAGGGTCTTCTTCACCGTAATATTTCCCACCTACATAGGTGTCATCGTTATATACATAGGCAATTGCAGTTCCTTGTAATAACGCACGATCAATACACCGACGAATGGTACGGTCTACTTTCTCCATATGCCACACATGCTCATATGCTTTTTGTAAATTGCGCACCGTTTCCACATCGGCAGGGTGTTCACTATAAAAATGCGCTGATGGAATTGCAGATGCTAGGTTCGCACGTTTTAATGTGCGAAAGTACCTAATGAAATTGGTGACGGGCTTTGGAACCCACGGTGGAATTGCCGCACCTTCCCATTGTTGCCCACGATCAAATTGATCCAACACTGTCCATGTTTCGTGTTTATGCGTCACCGCATTTTCTGCATTAATAAACCGTTGGTAATACTTTTGAATCTGTTTTTGAACTTCGTAATCCTTACTTAATTTACGTTCTTCCACTATTCCGCACCTCCTACAAATTGTTTATACCAGTTGAAACTCTCTTGATCGAGTGGTGGTAGTGTATCTGTTGCTGGTGCTTCTTCTTCTTCCTCTTGTTCCTTTTGCTCAATTACCGCTTTAATGTTCGAAAGTCCTACAATACCTATCGAAACTGCAACGTATTTACATTCTTCCTGATTACATAGTGCCGCTTCTACGCTGTTAAAGTCTTCTTTCGTTAACTCAAATGTCATGTACGTTCCATCATCATAGAAAAATACATAGTTCCTTTTCTTTTTCGGTGTTGCCATTCGCTTGTCCTCCCTATGTTGCGCTTATTTATCCCTATGTTGCGTCAAATGTAGCTTAAAAAATCCCCTTTTGTCCCTGTTTCTTCTTCATCTTCATCCATTATATACCGCTTTGGTGGGTTATAGCTACTTGTTTTTAGATTATTTGGATCGTCAGGCAAACGCATTAACATATACCGAAGTGCATCTGCCGCATGGTCATTTGCTTTAATCGGCTTTTCTTTTAAGTTGCTATCCTGTTGTTCCGTTGTCAGTTCAGGAAATTTATAATTCTGCAACTCTCGAATCAAGTTCGGGCAAGTGTCGTGAATCTTTAATCTTCCAAGTTCGATATAACTGTTTACTTTTAATATTCCCGCTTCGATGTGGTTGTTTGCTGGTTGGAAATATAAACCATACTCTTGATATAACGCTTGAACCGATTTCCCGTTAATCGGGTCTGTTTTGTTTTTAGCTGATGGGTCAATCACCATAAATCGAGTGTTTCCAAGTGTTGCTTTTGCATCATCTAAAAACTGCTTGATGTTTCTAGCGTGTTCAGGAACTAACGTATTTGGCTTGTAGTATTCCTTAAAAATATGAATTTGTCCTGTTTGTGGATCGATGGCACCTACAAGACAAGCGGTTGGGTTTCGAAGCCCATGATCTAAAGCAACAATACGTTCCCAATTGTCGTTTACCTTCTGTGTCGGAATGATCGAATCCCCAATATTTGGATACACCATTCCTTCCGCATGCTCAAAGCTCCCATCCACATAACGCTTTACCCACCATTTCGGTTTTCCACTGGAAATATTATCAATAAAATCTTTTGGTAGGTAAGGGTTCTGTGTTGATTTCCAAATATAGGTTGTAATTTGCGGGTTGTACCTGTCGTGTTCAGGGTGTTGTGTGTTTGCTCGTTTGATGTTTTCGTAAAAAACGTCACGAATCCAACCTAAGTCAGGGTTGGAGCAAACTAAAACAAGTTTATCTGACGTTTGTTGATCCCGCATCCTTGTTAAAATTTGGTCGTAGATTGATCTGCTAATCCCCGATGCTTCTTCAATGTGAACAAGCCCTGCGTTTAGTGACCGTAGTTTTTCTTCATCGTCTGACGGTATGAGGTAGAATGTGAATCCATTATCTAAAGTGAGTTCACCTTCTGCTTTGTTGTAACTTCTGATAAGCGATTGTGGCACAATCTCATTTAAAAACGTTTTAATCGTTGTCCGTTTTAACTGAAGTAATGTCGGGGCTGTTAAAAGTCCTGTTCCCCCTGCGTTGTTTAAGGCTCTTAGAAAAATCTCTTGAAGCGTTGCTCGGCTTTTGGCTGAACCGTATCCTCCGAAAACGCCGATAATTTGGGTTTTTAATGTTCCGTCTTCGTTTCGTTTTTGCAGTGTTTGATGAAATTCGATTTGATGCTCTAGTGGTTCGTATGTTAAATGAATGTTGCCACAGCCCCTGCATTCTAAATAGGTCGGTGTGTTTTTATGTGCTTCTGTTATCGGTGTGGTTAGTGCTGTGATGTTACACTTCGGGCATGTTCTCGTTCCCATCTTTTTCCTCCTCTTGGTCTTGTGGCCTAGGGATGTAATGTGTGACGTATTGCTTGTTGTTGTTTTGGTTGAGGATGCCGCTAATTTGGTTTAGCTCTTTAATCGCTTGGACGTTTCCTCGTGATGCTTCTTTTGATAAAGCGGCTAATGCTCTGCGATGTGCAAATTCGATATCTTCATTTGTTCTTCGATGGATGAACTGCCGAATGTCCTCATTTGTGTTAATGAACTCATACCAAATATCTGAAGGAATCGATGTTTTGTGCTGTAAGTCTTGTGGGGTTAGTGTATGAAAGTCAGGCAATTCATTGGCAATTTTTAACAGTTTTTGAGTGGCTATGTCTTTGAGATTCATGTCTTCACGCTCCTTTGTCTACAGCATAGCATATTTATGAGAAGAGGAAAGAGGGGGGTTGCAGGCTTCGCTTGGAAAATTTGCAATTTATACTCGCATATACAGGTACCGTTTTTGAGCCTACCCCCATAGGCAAATGATGTAGACACTTAATAGGGTTTAAGTGTTGACAGTGTATGCAATAAATGATATATTAAGAGTGTAAGAAATGGTTAGCGGTATTCACTAGGTGGTCGGAGCTAGTGGTATCTATGGTAGAACAAACGGTTCTTTCTCAATTGAATAAGCTAGCGACTGGCAACCGCTGGCAGGTAGGGGGTTCACTACCTAAGCAAGTAAGGGGACGACAGGAAGACGGCGTGAGACTCGCGGTCACCGAATCACGGCAAGTGTCAAATAGTAACCTAACGGTGAAGGGGCACGGCTACGGAGTGATAGGGTATACAAAGGATACCTAAAGATATGATTCTATGTTTCTTGTAGAATCTAAGGGTAGGGAAAGTATGTATATTACGGGAAGTCAATTTTACACAAATTGACAGTTTTTACTGTACTGAACAGTATATATTAGAACAGCTAATAAAATTGCAAGTTTTCTAAACAGTGGACACTGTCTACTGTTTAACAGGCGTTTGCAATTGCCTAAAAAACTCAATGGAGGATTGATTATCTATGAAATTAAACAAAGTTTTTTCGATCGGTCTAAAACGTATTATGTACATTGATCAATTGTATACCAAAGTGATGGAAAATTACGGCGTAAATCCCAAAGGTTTCAATATATCAGACCTTCGGGAATTGCAACGAGTGGCAATTAAAAAATCTTGCCTCGATGCTATTCTATCGCTCAATGTAACAATCGATTATCTATACGCTCACGTTACATTTGATAATAAGTCGTCTCAATTACAGTATGAATACGTTCATAAAAAATACAATGAGCTAAGATGCGAGTATGTACATCTATTGAATGAATTTAACCGGATAGAATCAAGCGTGTAATGTTCCACATGAAACAATTTACAGATTGTCAACAAATTATGATATACATTGCATACACCGTCTTCATTGTGTCATTGTAACTTTATACATTGGTGGTAGTGATTTTTGTAGACGGTTTTTCGCTCCCTTTTTTTACCAGTTGAAAAAACGAAAAAAAAACTCTCTTCAAACCTAACATGACTTGTATACTGAATCCATCTTTACCATATATTACAATTTTATTTACCAGTATATGTAAAATAAATTGTAAAATATGGAAAAAAAAATTTTTGCTAAGATGCACTTTTACAACCGAAAAAAAAGTGCCCGTTTACAAATTAGATTCTACTCTAACTTGAAGACACTTAATCAAATATGGAAATAATTTCAATATTTAATTCCATATTATTACAGAAACAGGCGTATACATGCCGTATACACGATGTATACATTGCATACAATCTTGCCCATGTGGTATACTTATCTTACAGCAAGTCGAATACATTGAAGAAAAGGAGACGATATAACATGACTACAGCTCAAATGATCCGCTTATCAGAAGGCAATTCAAAACTCCGTAACACGCTGATTTTCAATACACCTGCACAGCTAACCTGTATAATGATGTCAACGTTATGCAAGAAGGAATGCTATGCAATGAAGGCGCAAATTCAATATCCGTCCGCAAGAAAGCGTCGACTACTTCACTTCGAAGCATCACAGAAAGATAACTTTGTAGATGAGATGAACAAGGAGATTGAATCGAAGCGCAAACGCCGTACACGATCAAAAGAAAGAAAGTTTGTTTACTTTCGAATCCATGAATCAGGCGACTTTTATTCACAGGATTATCTAGATAAGTGGGTAGAGATCATCAAGCAAAACAGCGATTTCAAGTTTCTAATTTATACCAAAAGTTGGCATTTGAATTGGGAGAAAGCAAAGGAGCTAGACAACTTATCCCTTAGGTTTTCGAACGACGTTACAACTAAACCTTTCCATCTAAAGAAAGCGTTAGAAAAAGGGTTACCGATTGCAACGATTCGCAAAGAAGGTGAACGGACTCAAGGGATTAATTGCCAACCTAATTGGAAGTGCGATGAATGCCGCTTGTGCTGGGATACAAAAGCGAATGTTAGTTTTCAATTACACTAGGGGGTAGTGAACATGAAATACGGTAGCTTACAAAACATGATGTTAGACAGAGTTGCGCCACCAACGCCACAAGTTGGAATGGGATGTACAAAGATAAGCTGGACGGATCGCACACCTTGCACAATTGTATCGGTGTCAAAAAGTGGGAAGTCATTCGATTTCACCTATGACGATTACAGACGGACGGACACCAACGGATGGAGCGAGCATCAAGAATATGAGTACACGCCACGACCTGACGCTCCAAGAAGCAGGGCACGACTATGCAAAGATGGTAGGTACAAATGTCATGGCATGACGATACTAGTAGGAGAGAGGGAGAAGTATGATGATCCGCATTTTTAGATTGATTGTTAGGGTAGCGCTTCTAATAGCGCTATCCTTCCTCTTCCTCCACTTGATGGAAAAAGGAATGCAACAGTTAGATGACAAGATGACAAATCAGATACCAAAGGAGATAACTAACCATGAAAACAATTGATGAGATTCAAGAAGAAATCATGAACGAATTTATCGACACGTTCGGAGAAGAGGATATAGACTACTGGAACGATATCACAAAAAAGGGATTGACTGACATGGTGACAAACGTGGACAAGGTAACGATAACTGAACATCTAGGGGACTTCGATGTTATTGATATATGCTTTCACATCACAGACGACTATGAGGCCAAAGCTAACTATTGGATTACGCTAGAACGTGATGAGGATGAGGACTGTTTCCGTATCCGATAACAGTCCCGACCCAAACTAAAATAAACGGAGGAATTGACATGAATACAAAAACATTTTTTATAAACGTTGAGAACGAAAAGCAGGAGCGAATAACGCTTCGAGTCATTGAAAAGAACAGTATTGAAACCATCTTGAGAGCAATCACCTGCTTGTCTAGTTACTCAGAACGTATTCAAGGATACATCACATGGACGGAAGGAAGTAACGTCTATTCGCATCAATACTCGAAGTTCCTGCACGTCAACAAAACAGATTACCACAACCTTCCAATCTACACTTGCGAACTTGTGAACAACCGAAAGCAAGCGTACCATTCGATGAACGATGCTTGTAAGGAACTAGCGTATCAGTTGCAACTATTAATGACACAATCGGAGGATGAGAACCTATGAAAACATATCCGGCGAAACAGTTAGGATTACAGTTGTACGCCATTAATAAGAAGTACGGAACAGTTAACCTGTATCAGATGGAAGGAAAGACAGGGCTATATTGGAAAGACTATGACAGCGAAGGGGAGGAAATCATCAAGCCCCTTCGAAACGGGGTATGGATATACGACAGTATCGGGAACAAGTCACCGTATATCAAGTGGAGATGGGAGGGGTAAGTATGGCAAACGCTAAGATATATTTCAACCTGCATAAGAAGGTATTCAGTGTGCAGGTAAACGGGAAAGTGGTAGATCATGTAAAGAACTTGCATATCTTAGGTGCAACGTTTCGAGTCAGTGAAGCAGGTAGGCAACGAGTGATCAATGAGAAGCGCAAGAACGTACACGCCTACGTAGTCGCCCCGATTGAAAACATACGTAAGGTGACGAACGATCAGGGAAACGTAAGCGGATGGGATGCGGTGACGTACAATCCGTATCGTGATGCTACGTTTGTTAGAAAAGAAACTAGGGAAGCGATACACCAAGCGTATGAAGTTTGCTTGAGTGTAGACGATAACAAAAGACCATCAATCTATGTAAAGGGGTAATGGATATGAAAATGGACAGTAACCATATATACATCAGTAGCTATAGCGACAGAAACGCTTTGAAAGAGCTGGGGGGATCATGGAGCGCCAAGCATAACGCTTGGCGTTTTCCGAAGTCCATTCATGTATTGTATGAGATTGCCGAACATTTGCCGCACATCGAACAAACAGACGCATTCCGTCAAGTATTCGACAAGCTAGATGATGGACGTAGAAAATTAAGGGAACTAAAAAGAACAGTTCCGACCCAAACTATTTCGGACAGTTTAAGACCATACCAACGTCAGGACGTTCAATATCTGACAGCGATTCCGAACGCTGGCATATTTAACCAACCACGAACGGGTAAAACGCCGACGACGATTGAAGTTATAAAAGCACGACAAACGAAGCGGAACGTGATCATATGCCCTGCTTCCTTGCAGTACAATTGGAAGCGTGAGATTGAGCAATGGCATGAAGGGGCAAGCGTATATATCTATGCAGGTAAGAATCGGATCGAAACGTTAGAACAATTCAAACAAGATAAAAAGAAAGCGTATCTTATCATATCTAAAGACATCGCAAAACGTGACAAGGAACAGCTAGCATTCCCGCACGATGTTTGCGTAGTCGACGAAGCGCATTACCTAAGGAATGACGACACCGCACAGACAAAAGCGGTTTATACCATCGGGTATCAAGCAAAACACCGATACGCTTTGACAGGTACGCCAACAGTCAAACATCCTGCTGACGTATTCGGCATTCTCAAGTTTTTATATCCTCATAAATTTACATCGAAATGGCAATTTTATGAGCGCTATTTCGAGATACACTCCAACGGTTTTGGGAAAGAGTTAGGCGACCCGATACCGCACCGCATGGATGAATTGCAGGACTTAATCGATGCGATGAGTACACAACGACTACGGAAAGATGTCATGCAATGGTTACCTGATAAAGAGCGTCACACACATCTATGCCGAATGGAACCGAAGCAACAGAAGTTATACCAATCGATGCTTGAGGACTTTTTCGCAAAGCAAGGCGACTTGGAAATTGATACACAAAACGTACTATCACAGCTTATGCGCTTGCGTCAATTGTGCCTTGATCCGTCGCTTTTAGGTTTCAACGCACCGTCTGCCAAAACGGAAGCAATCTTGGAAGCAATCGAAGATGGAACGTATGACGAACCTGTCATTATTATGAGCATGTTCACATCGTATCTAAACCTACTTAAACCATTGATCGAAAAGCTAGGAAAACGTGTCGGTATGATTACAGGTGAAATGAGCAACAAGGAAAAGAACGACACCGCACAAGCATTTCAACAAGGAAAGCTGGACGTACTACTCTGTAACATCATCTCTGCAGGTACTGGTTTCACATTAGATAAAGGCGAAGTAATTATCTTTACCGACAAAGCTTGGAATCCATCAGACAACGAGCAAGCCGAAGACCGTATCACGCCGACACAGCAGGATCGAAACCACAAGCACTTCATTGTGTCGATGGTTTGTGAGAATACGATTGATGAGCGTATCAATAGAATACTAGAACGTAAAGAATCATTAACGGCTTTCGTAAATCAGTGTAAAACAGTTGCAGACATCAAAAGATTTTTTATATAATAAAGTGAAGACAAGAATACAGAGGAGGATTACTATGTTGTCAACGACATGTGCGGCTTGCGGCAATCGTCGCAAGTTCCGCAATTTATCTTATGATCAGAAGTTAAACGCTTATTGCCAAACGCATCAAATGTGTAACAAGTACCACCCGAACAGCCCACAAAACTGTTTGAAGCGAGGGACATTTGTTGAGCTTATGGACTCCGACGACGCAAAAGATTTATATCTAAAGCAACAGGGAGCAACGTATAAATCCGTTGTCAAAGATTTCGGAGGGACACCGAACACGTTAAATTTAGCAAGACTTGTAAAAGGTTCCATTTCGTTTCGGATGCGTAAAGAAATTCATTCCGAATATCTAACGTACATTGCAGGTAAAATCAATGCGCAAGATATCTCTAGTGTAATGATCCATATTTTGGAACAAGCATTGGAAAAAGATAGAGGATTTGCCTCACATATGATCAAAAAGTCAGAAGATAAGCAAGAAATCATTACACCTGTAGTTCCATACGTTGAGCCAAAGCAATTGCCGACGGAGTACATGCCGAAGATCGAGGAGGTACCTGCATACAGCGTAGTCGACGATGAAGAGGAGTTCATTTTATGAAAAAACTAACATTCGATATTGAAGACAAACCGAACATGCGAAGCATGATTCGAAAAGACCCTGAACGATTCCGTGAATTCATGCGGATGTGGGTACATGTTGCGGATCGATTAATTGGTGATAATTACACGGTTCCACTGATTAAAGAAACCGCAGAACAAATTAATATTCCTGCTGAAGATTTGATCGCAGGGATTATCGACGGATGCTTGAATGAACAGTTTGTAAATGAGAAGATGGCACCAATTATTGGAAAAGAACTATTGCCTGTCGCTTTGTTGACATTAAAAGGTCAACTTTGGTCAGGTGAAGAAGCGTACTTTGACTGGCGAAGATGGTACCGAATGACAAGACAAGATTCGATTACAGCAGAAACCATCGCAAAAGTCATCGGTAACATCATGAAATATGCTAGATTCCTAGATTTTGACAAATTATCCGAAGCATTGGAATCAAATCAACTCATTTGCTTCAAGGCAATGGCAGACGAGCAGGTGAAATTGTTGCCGTACTACCCCGCTTTACGTTATCAAATGCATCATAAAGGGGAGTTCGAAGTCGGAAAATTTATGCCTGAACTTAACGCAGGATTTTTCGATTGCGGTACAATCGACCCTGCAGAAATATATTGCCCAGCTTGCGGAAGACGTGATCTCACATGGAGCAAGGATGAAAAACATATGTATTGCAAAGCATGTAACGCAGGTTACAAACCTAAAGGAGAGAGTGAAAAATGATTGTAAAGTTTAAGTTAGTTGTAAACGAAGCACGAAAACCGAAGAAAGCACATCCTGACGATGCCGCATTTGATGTCTTTTCGGCACAAGCAGGAACCGTACCGCCTAAAGGATGGTTAGACTTCCGAACAGGGATTGCGATGCAGTTACCTGAAGGATTTTATGGGAAGTTCGCATCAAGAAGTGGTCTTGCGTTCAAGCATGATGTACATTGCTTTCATGGAACGATCGATAACGGGTATCGTGGTGAAATGGTTGTCCGATTATTTAATTACGGGGAACAACCATTCCGAGTTGAAGTCGGGGATCGCATCGCACAGTTAGTTATTATCCCGTATCTTATTGCAGACGGTATTGTTGTTGATGAACTCGGAACAACAGAACGTGGCGTAAATGGATTCGGATCAACAGGAGGGATTACCAATGCCGCTTCCAAAGATACATCCTTTGAGAAAAACATACATTGATCTGCGTAGATGTTCAATTCGATTAGAACAATTCATCGCATCAGAAATTGGACATGATCACGATGACTACGATTTTTATTTGAAGTTACAGGAATTAATTACGGAAGCAATGGATACGATACCTGAAGATCACATTTAACCACCTGCGGGTGGTTTTCTTAACACTGTATTGACTGTTACACGTTAAACGTGATACGATAGTAAGCAAAGGAGATGTGTTACCATGATGAAGATTACAAAGGCACAACTAGAAGTTATTGAGAAAGTGCTGACACGTTACAAAGGAGATAAAACAAAAGCCGCATTGAATTATTCACCGAACCACTTGTTAAATGTAGAGATGTTCACTCGCTGTATGATTGAAGGTTATGAAGTTCAAAAGTCGAAAGAGGATCAAATCAAAGAGTTGTTTAACAAGTACAATAAACAAGGCGTTGCTCATGGTATTATTCGTAAAATGTGCGACATTATGGAGATAAAAGTGGAGGGAGTTAATGACCATGAAAATTGATTTTAGAGGTTCAGAAGTCACCGACTACTTACGTTGTCGCAAACGCTATGAGTATGCTTGGATTCAGAATTTAGAACCGAAGCAACGGAATGAAAAACTAACCATTGGTTCCGCTATCCACAAGTTCCTTGAGCTATGGTACTCGGAACACCGAGCGCTTGAAGCCATTGATGCTATGGTTCAGTACATCTACGACAATACAAGAGATATGGATCAAACCGAAGCAGACGATCTTTGTGAACTGGCACGAAACATTTGTGTGAACTATGTTCAGTATTACGGTATGGATCACAACTGGACGGTTAAAGGTGTAGAGTTACCATTTTCAGTACAACTAAACAGTGAAATCAATTATATCGGGACAATCGACTTGTTAGTTGAGGACGAAGATGGAAAGTTGTGGATTGTAGACCACAAAACAACAGCAAGTATCGATATTTACGACAAGAACAGTGATATGGATAGACAGATCAGTCGTTATTGGGCTTCATTGGAAAAGTTAGGATATCGCATTGAAGGATTTATCTATAACATCATTCTGAAAGACATTCCTGTAGAACCGAAGCTGTTAAAAACAGGTGCATTGTCAAAAGATAAATCACAGAAAACAACGTTAGCGATGTATCGTGAAGCAATTGAGCGCAACAACCTAAAAGAAGAAGATTATGCCGACTTCTTGCAATACCTAGAGGATCAACCGAAAGAGTTCTTCCGCAGGGTAAAAGTTGAACGTACAGAAGCAGAGCGTATGGCGGCCCTAGATGAAACGGAACAGATCATTGACGACATTCGTACAACACATCCAAAACGTTTTTACCGTAACATCACCAAAGACTGTTCGTGGGATTGTTCATTTAAGGCATTGTGTGTTGCACAGATGGACGGTTCAAACGCTTACCACATCCAAAGCGAACTTTATAAAGTAAAGGATGATGCGGAATGAAATTTACAACAAACTGCCCACATTGTGATAAAGAATTTAATTTTACGGTAGAAAAGTATTATTGGATAGATTTAGATTATGGTTCAGCAGACTATATGTTTTGCTCAAAAGAATGTATTTTTGAATATGTAAAAAATAACATAGTTGAGGTAGATGATGCGGAATGAGTCCATATTGGCATGGTGTAGCTGTAACATTGGTTCTTATCAACTTGTTGATAATAATTTTGCAATACTTTATACAAGGATGATGCGGAATGAAACGAAGTAAAGCCGAAGCAGAGTTCTTTAGATACTTTGCGGATGTAAAGATTGTAGATGTAAAGCAAGAAACATGGGAACGCTATATCGTTCCTTTAGATCGCTATCTAACAAAGGAGGATTTACATGATTAAGATTACGAAGCCAGCAGAAGTAACAGAAGGATTTCATGGTATCCTGTACGGGAAACCGAAGGTTGGTAAGACATCTACAGCAGATGATCCGAACTTTAAGACATTGCTAATCGATATGGAAGGAGGTTCCGCAGTACTGTCAAAAGCTAAGAATGTAGATCGTGTAGCGGTGGAGGACTTTAAGGACTTTGTAGAAATTACAGAATCCGTAAAACGTGGATACTATATGGAGGGATCGACGAAGGTTGAGTTGAATTATGATCTATATGTAATTGATTCCATCTCTGCTTTACAGGAACTCATCAAGCAATACGTTGCGACAACGTATGCACCGTCACGCAGACGGGAGATTTCGGGTAAATTCGGGGCAATGGCAGACTGGGGCGATCTTCGGGATATCATTACTCGAACAACAAAAGCGTGGCATCAACTAACGAAGCGTCATGATTCGTCAGTACACTGCATATGGATTGCACATGAACAAGTTATTAAGGATGAAACGACAGAGCAAGCGGTAGGTACAAAGGTACAACTACAAGGGAAAGACACTGCCGATATTGTTATGGCGCATGTTGATGGCATCTTCTACATGTTCAACCGTCAGAACAAGGAAACAAAAGAACTAGAGCGTGGTGTATTGACGCAAACAACTGGCATCTATGCGGCAGGTGTACGACAGTCGAAGCACGAAGACCAATTACCATCAGTGATTATTAATCCTGTGTGGTCAGAAATCTTTGAGCAATTAGGGTATGTTCGAAAATAACTGTTGCTGAAAATCGCTTACAACGTTACAATCAAAAACATCGACTGGAGATGATGAATTGGAATCTCGATTACATGCAATTAAATTGATGTACGACAACGGCATTATTGAGAATGTGAAAGAAGGAATCGTGCTAGTAAAGCAAGAAGACGGTATGGAGTTTGAAGCGGTGAACATGCTTCCGAACGATCAGTTGCTGTTAGTTGCAATTGCATTGCATCAATTATATTTAGAATCTTTTGGAAAGTCTGTTGAGGACGATCCTTTAGATATGATTTTATCTAGCTTTATCTATGAATTACTACAAACAGATAACAAGGGAGATGTGTTACAATGATTTTCTTAAAGGTGAACCACGAAGATGCAGGGAACAACGAGTACGAGATTATTGCTGAAGGTGAGTATGAGTGCATCATTGCAGATGCCGAAGTTGCGGAATCAAAGTCAGGTAATCCGATGTTGAAGTTAACTATTACCGTTCGTAACGATGTGAAACAACCGCACCGTAAACAAAAGCTGTGGGATTATCTTGTTGTAACAGAAAAAGCGATGTTTAAGTTTCAACAAGTAGCGAAAGCAGTTGCATTGCCGAATGGGAAAGACTTCAGAACACTTGAAGATTTCCGCTTGGCAATCCTGTATAAACCAGTTCGCATTAAAGTCGTACACGAAGAGAATACCTACAATGGTGAAACGAAGAAACAAGCACGAATCAAAGCGTACTCATTAGCAACTGTAGAATATGCAACTCCTGCTTCTGCCGATCCATTCGCAACAACAACAAGCCCAGCAGATGATGTAGCAAGTTTCCTGTAAATGATGATAACGAAAGCCGATTGTTGATGCAGTCGGCTTTTATTTTGGAGGTTGTAACATGGCAGGTGAGTTCTTTAGTTGGTACTTCAATCCAAATATAAAAACAAACGGAGAAGCGAACGTACTCTGTCCATTCGAACATGAAAAAGGATACGATACAAGACCATCTGCACACATCAATTTAGACAAAGGATTGTTCCACTGCAAGACATGTGCCGCAGAAGGTCATCATAACGGAATGTCAGAAATCGGCTTTATATCTAAACTGTATAGCATCTCGTATGAACAAGCGATCAAGTACTTGGGAAAGTTTTCAGATTATGAAGAATTACCTGACGCTTGGGAATCCACAACAGATGCTCTTTTTAATACGGAGTATGTAGATTATCTACGGAATGAGCGTGGATTGAATGACGACACAATTCGAAAATACCAACTCGGTTACACAGGTGACGGTATCCAATACCCCATTTTGGTATATGGACAACTTTGTGATGTACGAACCTACGAACCTAACGGACAGCCAAAAATACGCTCTCGAAAAGGTGCTAGCCCATTACTCTTTCCGTTCGACCACTGGATTGCAGATGATCGAAGAGATACTCTTTTATGCGCAGGAGAAAACGACACCCTTCTCGCTAGACAAATGGGATTCAATGCCCTTTGCGTTACTGGAGGTGAAGGATCGTTCCCTGACATCTTTGCCCACCTTTTCAAAGAAAGAAACGTATTCATATGCTACGACATGGACACAGCAGGAATCAACGCAAGTAAATCAGTCGCTTATAAACTACATCAAGCAGGTGCTTCGGTACGTTTGGTCACGCTTACGGGCTTAACAGGGGATAAATCGGACAAAGATATAACCGATGCAATTGTTAAAAGAAAGTTGGGCGCTGAATACTTGTCCCAAATAATAGAGGCATCTGTCCCATTTAATGAGGACATGGTGAAAGTGGAGAAGAATAAAGCGCATCCACTGATTAATTTATGGGATGTGCCGCAAGGACGTTATCATGGAAGACATTTAAGTTGTCGAGTTGTAATGTCAGGACAATACGATATGCCGATGAGAACACCTAGTGCTGTTGAATGGCGATGTAATGGAGCAATCGATAAGAATCCCGCTTGTACAACTTGTCCACTAGCGAATCGATCAGGGCATTGGGTATTGGATGAAGATAATCTACATGCGGTGATGGAACTTGTTGATGTGAATCATGAGCAACAAAGAAAAGCTATCCACAAGTTTATCCACATACCCACAAAATGTCCGAACAGCGAATATACAGTCATGGCTCGACAGGAAGTACGAAAAGTCATTTTAACACCTGATATGGAAACTGAGTTCAAAGATGTAGAGCAATACGCTTATGTACTCGGACACGATCTAGAGGACGGTCAGCGTTACCGAGTGTATTTTCGAAGTTATGCACACCCTTTAGATGATCAACGGGTATTTATGATTGTGCATAAATCCGAAGAATCGGACAATGCACTTAATACATTCAAAATGACAGATGAAATTCATGAACAACTAAAGGTGTTTCAAGGCGATCCATTTGAAAAAATGCGGGAGCGTGTAGAACAAACTCATGCACTCACTCGGACGTACCAACCGCCCGACATGATTGTTCATGCAACGAATATTATGTATCATGCACCGCTACGATTTAAGATTAATGACGTTGATCTAAAAGGGTACCCTGAAGGATTGATTATCGGCGAATCTCGAACAGGGAAATCCGAAACCACAAGGCGAATGATGGAACATTACGGAATCGGAAATATGGTTGCAGTTAAAGGTGCAACAACAGCAGGACTTTTAGGCGGTGCAGAGAAAGCATCTTATGGCGGTTTTCGCATTGCTTGGGGGACGATCCCAAGAAATCATAAAGGCATTTTATTTCTCGATGAATTATCAGGGATGCCTAAAGAAGTGATGGCATCACTTACCGATATGCGTTCTTCAGGTGTTGCAACAGTTCATAAAATATCTACAGGGAAAGCACCTGCACAGACTCGTATGCTGTGGTTATCGAATCCGAGAGTCCAAGCAAACGGGACATCAAAAGACATTCGAGAATACCCGTCAGGTGTTGATGTTGTGTTAGATTTAGTTGGCTCTGATGAAGATATTGCACGATTCGATTTTTGTATGTTGATTGTACGTGAAGAGGGTAAAACAGCATCGCCTTTAGAAAAACCTAGAGTAAAGGCTTACCCTTCAGAATGGTATCGTAACCTTATCTATTGGGTATGGTCACGAGCCGAAGATCAAATTATATTCGAAGAAGGAACTGCTACTTATCTTGTGCAGGTTTCCAATCAATTAAACCAATATTTTGATTCACGCATTAAATTTTTTGGCGTTGAAGCGTGGAAAAAGATTGCTCGAATTGCTGTAGCTTGTGCAGGTGCAACATTCTCAACAGATGATGGTGAGCGTTTAGTAGTTAAGACAACGCACATCGATTGGGCAGTTGCTTTCTTACGTCAATGTTATGATAACGACTTGTTCCGACTACGGGAATATGTTCGTGACCGTAAAATGCTAGATGAAACAAATGAATCGGTAAATCAAATGATGCAGTCCATGCTTCGTAATTATAAAATTGTCATGAGTACCATTTATCAATCTACTACACCAATCACCATGTATAATCTTCAGTCCATATCGGGACTAGAACAAAGTAAATTTTCATCCATTATTAATTCGTTATCATCCAATTACTTAATTCGAGTATCTAAAGAAGGTGTCGAAGCGACAAGAAGGTTTAGGCAAGCGTACGATGCAGTGAAAAAGACAGAAGGTAAATTGTATTTGAAACCATTGTCACAGGAGGATCAAACATGATCATTGAAATTGCAAAACAAGCATATCGTGTTGAATTTGTAGAAGATGCTCGTGATATTACACAAGAACTTCTACAAGATCGTCCTCCTTTTATTACATTTGATACGGAAACGGATGGACTTCACATTAAAAAATCTCGTCCATTTCTTGTAGCAGTGTGCTGGGGTAACAAGGTATTCGTATTTGAACCGACAAAAGATAACTTATACCAAATGTCGAACTGGTCAAATATGGTCAAACGCATCTTTGCTCATAACGCCACATACGATATGCATATGGTTGCTAATGTTTTAGATGTTGATTTTGTTTCAACGTTAAAATGGGGCGACACGATGTGCCTTGCACGATTGGCGTTCGAAGCGATATCTGTTCGTGACGGTGGAGATTCATTAGCTTTGAAACATATATCTAAGAAATACATTGATCCAAAAGCCGACTACTATGAAAAGGACGTGAAATCATGGTTGAAAGCGAAAGAAGCGCAAGACAAGAAGATTCTCATTGCGATGCTCAAAAGCGTAGGTTGGTCGCTGAAGAGGTTTCAAAATGCGCTGGACGGTGCAGAGGATGTTCCAATGGAAGTAGTCGATGTGTGGAACAATTGGAACAAAAACTATCCAAAACCATCATACAAAGAAGTTCCCCACACGATTATGATTCCGTACCTTGCAGTAGACGTAATCCTGACCAAAATTCTTGTCGAAAAGGCTCTCCCTGTGATTGTGGAGCGACAGCAGACTAGTACCATGACACGAGAGTTTAGCTTACTTCCTGTCGTTTTCAAAATGGAACGACAAGGAATGAAGGTAGACCGAGAATATCTAACAGAAGCAAAGTATAAATTGGAGCAATACATACAAGACCTACAGATTTTATCGCACCAATTAGCAGGAACATCATTCAATGTTGGACAGCACAAGTTGATTAAGCAAATTTATGCAGAACGTCTAGGTCATGAACCAAAGTCCACTGATAAACAATTCTTAACGAAGCAAGGTCGTGAAGGTGACGAACTGGCACGAGTCATTGGAAAGCTACGCAGGTTAGAAAAGTGGAAAGAAACATACATTGAACGTATCTTAGAAGCGTCGGAATACGATGGGCGATTCTACACATCTATGAATCAATTCAATCCAATATCAGGACGCTTTTCAGGCGATGCACAACAGTTTCCAAAAGATAAAATCGTTGATGAAAACGGTGTTGAAATCTTCCATCCAAGAAGAGCATTTACAACAACATCAGATTTTATGTATTTCATCGACTTTAGTCAGATTGAACTACGGATGCAGGCGCACTACACCATTCCATTTGGCGGTGACTTAAACCTATGTCGTGCATATATGCCATTCAAATGTACACATGCAGGAAAAGAATACGACATCATGAAAGACATGAACCAATGGAATCTAAAGCGTTCGAATGGCGATAGTTGGTGGGACATGGAGAATGGAAAAGCATGGACACCGACAGACGTTCATGCCGCAACAGCTAAAAAAGCATTAGAAGCAATGGGTTCCGACCCAAACTATTTAGACGAAAAAGAATTTAAGAAATGGCGTGACATTGGTAAGCGATTTAATTTCATGCGCAACTATGGCGGTGGTGATGCCAAAGCCGCAGAAGTATTAGAGATTGAACTAGAGCAAGCAAAAGCGATGAATCGTGGTTACTCTGAAGCGTTCCCTTTAGTTGTGCAGTATCAGAAGTGGGTTGAATCTGTGATGGAAGCACAAGGGTATATCGAAAATCTATACGGTCGTAGATACTACATCAATAATCCAAACCGCTTTTATAAATGTGCGAATTACATGATTCAAGGTAGCTGTGCCGACATGCTGAAAGAAAAAATGATTCAGATCGATCAATACATTAAGAACAACAACCTAAAGATGCGATTGGTCATGTGCATCCACGATGAATTAATTTTTGATGTACCGTCTTATGAAGCACATCATGTTGAAAACATTAAAGTACAAATGGAGATTGAACCGAAAGTATATGTACCGATTGTAGCAGAGGTAGA